ACCCGACCTTACCCACACGTCAGTAACGTTATTGATCAGGCAGTAGAACCCATAGTAATGATACGCTCCCGCTGTCGTGTTATTGTCAGCGAAAGAATTACCTACGTAACCTGCCGTGCTGTCAATAAGAATCTCGCCGTCATCCTGGTCAACAGGTGCACCGAACATGTTCTTGATCAGCCGGAAACCAAGAATAGTACCCGAAGGCTTATTCCAGTTGATCATAATCTGACTGTACGTCTGAGGTATGGAAGTGAAAGGATCAACACGGTAGACAGGCGGAATGAAATACCCGTAGGTTTCAGTTCCGTATAAGGTTATGCCATAGACAGCCACAGATTTATCCTGACGTGAAGTTTCCTGAGACAGCCTTTACCATGATGGCCGCAATGGAAAGCCCTCTCGCTACGTGGTTAGAATTAGAAGTACCGTTCTCAGTGAACGTGGAAAGCCTGTCACCCTTATGGAGAAGACCCTGCCATGTAGTTCTCGTAGTCCTGGACCTCTTACCGAACTGCCACCACCTAGGCTGAAGAAGCTGAACGGGCAGAGACAGGCCAGTCGGGAACAGGTTACCTGAGAACTGCCAGTCGATAAGGTCATCATCTAATATGTTACCTAAGCCGTTGAAGCACAGGTAGTGGTGCCAGTAACCGTCATTCCACCAGTCAACTGTATGAGTTGACGTTACAATCCACCAGCCTGAAGCGGGAACAGTAATGTCAGTACCGTTGTAGCATTCGAACGGGTCAAAGTCCACGAAGAAAGGAACAAGGAAACCGGAGCTGTTGTTACCGCAGGTGAAAGATGAGTTGTTAAGCTTAACCGTTGGAAGGTTAGTGTTGTTCATCGCGTCGGTGATGCGGGTAGAGATACTGGAATAGTTTATAGGACCATTACCAGAAGGAGGGTTAGGTTCTATCTGCGGAGTTTCACCGACAGTAGTCTCAATAGCCTCAACCTCTGCGGCGACAGAGTTAATATCTTCAGCGAAGTCAATGTCCTGCTGATCTACGCGGTCAACCCACGGGAAAATGCCATCAGGATATACAGGCTGAATGTTTGAAATAGGCATTACGTTAGGATTCCTCCGCTAGCATTGATGAATATGTTACCAGACACAGGAATCTCAGACTGCCTGAACTGGATAGGATTAGTATTAGCCTGGGTTATGTCTTCCCTTGTCATGATATTCACGACAACATATGCCACACCCGGAACAGCCATGATAGAAGAATACAATGACGATACTTGCAGCAGCATTCCGAACTGGCTGTTAGGAGGTGACAGTACGGCTTGCAGCGCAGTAGTCACGTTAGCAACCACGACACCCTGATTGAAGTTAGGCAGCACTTGAAGGGTGATACCGTTACCCATAGCCCCAACATCAACAGGGATAAGGGCAGGAGTACCGATCGTTACTGAAACACCTGCCAGGATCTTACCCTGGAAATACTTCAGAACGTTAGCCTGAAGCCCGGCGTCAAGGATCTGGTAGTTAGGACCGAGAGCGAACAAGGTAACAGACGTTGAATGATTAGCAACAGCCTCAGTCATCAGCACACCGGGAACATTCAAGGCCAGAGCAGCAAAATCCTCTGCCGACACAGCTCTCTGCTGCACAGCATAAGACTGAGGCGCATTAGCCCTGATCTGGTCGTTAGTTTCAGGATCAGACCCGCCGGTCATAGCAGATGACTGGAATAAGGTTGACCCTGGAGACTGGAAAGGAACAAACACTCCGGTAATAGAATCAACGAAAGTACCAACAGAACCGGAAGGCTGATTACCGGCTGAACCTACGCCTATAGTGTAAGTAGCCAAGATGGTAAGTCCAATGCCGGGAATAGCCCCGGTGATGTTGTCACCGAACTGAATGTTAGTTATCTGGTTCTGGTCAACATGCAGAGAATACACCAGCTCGTCAGGACCAGAATCAACAATGAACGTAACCTGATTCCACTGCACGTTACCTGAAGAAGACGAAACGAATACGGTAACAGTACCATCCTCAACGTCAGGCTGAGGTATCTGGAATGACTGACTGGCAGTACCATCAGATACACCGATGATCTGAGAGGTAAACGTCTGACCTTGAGTCAGTGATGCTGTAACCGTTCCGCCATTAGCAGGAACAGTATAGTTCAGGTTAGTCTCGTAGATGATAGGCTGATCTGAAGTCGAAATGAAACTAGTCGTAAGCTGAGTACCGGCAGGTACAATCACGGCAGGACTAGGGTTTACAGTCTGGAATGTTACCGTGCCAGCAGCAGGAGAACCATTAGTAGGAACGTACCCTAGAAGCTGAGCGATGTTAAGAATAGAAAGTCTCTGAGTAGCAGTAGGAAGGTAAGCTTCCTGAGTCAACCTGTCACCGTAAAACGATAAGATGTCACCCATGTACGCGAACAACTCAACAAGCATCACACCGAAGTCACCTTCAGATGATGTGTCCCACTCTGGAAAGATAACATTCCCGTAGTTGAGCATAGACGTGACGAAACCAAGCCAGTCTTTAGACGTGTAATCTATGGTAGTCGGAGGAAGCAACGCCGAATAGAACCCTGGGTTCTGGGTTACAATCGGTGTCTGTACTAAATTAACGGTTGTCATTTAAATTCCTAGTTGTTAACAACGTTCCCGCCTATTTCAACCGTAGCGATCTGAGCAGGTGTAAGAGCTGGATTATTAGACAGAGTGAATGTCACGTTAATACTTACTATACCAACATCCTGCTGCGTAATGACAGGATCAACACCGTCCAGGATAATGTAAGGTTCCCACTGGGTGATGGCTTTCTGAATGTCGTTAGTAAGAATATCCTTCTGCACTGCAATGTTAGGAGCGAACACGAAAGGTGGAATGTCCACACCATAATCGGGTTGCATCACGCGCTCACCAGGATAAGTACCGACAAGAGATTCAACCCTGTCATTAGCTATCTGGTTAGGGTCACTTGTTATCCGAACCGTGCCGTTAGATGTTAATGCAAAAGGTGTTGAGAAGTTTGCCATTATGATGCCACCAATGTAAAGTTGAATGATATTTGCGAGGCGTTAGGACTCAAGTTGAATATTGTCAGCCCGCCGCCAGTATCAACAATGGCAATAGGAGAATTGTAATTAACTAAAGCCTGTGATGCTGCACCTGACAGTGTGTGAGAGTGAGTGCCGTTAGTGACCGCATAAGAACCTGGACCGTGAGAATGCTGGCCATTAGTCACAGAAAATGACCCTGGACCGTGAGTGTGAGGATTAGTAGCATTAGATGACCCGGATGTACCCTGCGTCGTACCATCAGGAAGACCCGTAGTAGTAGATGATCCGTTAATGGTTCCGTCAGATAGTCCCGCAGTATCAGAAGAACCTAAAAGGCCACCCGTCTGCACATCAGAACCAGCACCGGCTATGACAGTGACAGCAAAGATCTGATCGTTAGTGGCGTTCATGAAACCGCCAGGCATAGTAGCTATCAGGGTACCGTCAGCAGTAGTACCGTTCTGCACATGACCTACAAGCTGAGCGACACCAGGATTAGAGATCCTTACCTGCGCTGGCTCGAAACCTGACATGTTAGACCATCCGGCAGTCAATGTTAAAGCCTGCCATGCTGAAGGGAAACCGGAAAGAGCAGCAACAGAAGCTTGCAAGGCGGTAATCTCAGCATTGATAGTGGCAAGATTAAGACTAGCATAGATAGGCAGGTTAACGTCACCGCCAGTGAAATAGGCATGGACGATAGTACCAGGAGCAGGAACAGCGCTGGGAATAAACCCTAAAGGATCAGCCCAGTTAGATGTAGCCGTACCCAGCACTTGAGGGATCTTAAGAGTAACCCTGCCAAGTCCGAGAGGATCATTCACGTTGACAACAGAAGCAATGTAGATACCGCTGAACATGTGCTTAGACTCGACACCGACAGTGCCGAGGATTCTCTTGATGTCATTAGCTGTCATTATGTACTCTGAACACCATCGTAGATAACCGCCTGTGTTGACGACTGCCAGATACCGCCGAACAGTTTACAGCCGACAAACTCAGGTGATATCTTGTTGACAGATTTAAGCTTAGGGAGAACAGTTGTCTCATTCTTGATCAACTGTACGTGAGTGATGTACTTGTCTTTAGTAGGGTCAGTAGAACCAGACGTTTTCAGTACATGGTCTGCTGCTGCCACAATCCAGTACCCCTGAGCCTCATTGTTCAACTGATTACCGGCAAGCTGAACCATCTTACCAGGATACAGGTAGGAAGTACCGTACAGCTCAGCAGTAGCAGCCATCCAGAACTGTGACCTTCCCTGCCATGCGTCAACAAGATGCTGAGCATGATGCAGAGTAGTCACCGGCCACTGTGAATTAATCTGATCAATGTTAGAAACGGCAGTAGCATTACTGGCCTTAGTCTTGAACACCCGGCCTGTTGCCTTGTCAAGTCCGTAGATCTGCCTGACAGACTGAGTACCACCAGGAATGTTATCACCGATAGACAGGTGGAAATCCCTGACCGTATCAAGATACAGGAAAGACTTGTCAAGGTAGAACATGGGTACACCCTGATTACCGCTGCCCTGAATGATAACAATAGGATCAATGAAGTACAACGTGCCGCCCGACACCCAGAAACGGTACCCGATCTTGTCAGCTATGCGGTTAAGGAAATGGAAGTCAGACTCATTAGACTGAACCTCATAAGGTAAAACCCAGTCCGTCTTAGTCAGCACAGCCCTGAAAGAATACTCCTTAGCAATCTTCTTAGCTATATAAGTTCCGGTAACCTCACCCCAAGTCCTGGTCTTATCAGTATTCATAGGCTTAGACGTGCCAATGCACGTGTACGTAATCTGCATCGTGTTGCTACCCGAATCCGCGTTAGCAGAAATCGTATGATGATTCACGTACCCGTACCATGTCTGGATATTGT